GGGGGAGTAGTGCTCGGGGACACTGACGCTGTCAGTGTTGTGAGCATCCCGTAATCAAACGGGTCGTGAAAGCGCATTCCCAAATGCTCTTTCAACAATCTCAACGGAGGCGTAGGCTTCCCTAACAAGGAGCCTGAGTGTGCCTCATAACGCAATCGATACCGGTTATACCGTCCCTGTTAACACGCATATCATAACTAGCCCTTCTTGGAGCCCTGATAGTCTTAACCACAGCTTTGGAGTTGAACTCCAGCAGATGGTGTGGCATCAGGAACCCCAGTCGACTAAGAATGCCGTGCGTGCGGATGGTACCCGTCCTCCCAGTGCTTACTGGGCCAACAACGTGGTCTACGTCAATGATGTAGCCCATGTTCAAACCGGTAGAACTACGCCGGGTTGGTTTGCTCATGACTCTTCACCAGCTGTGCGAAACATGCTAGGTGGGAGTCCCAGTGCAAAAGACGTGATCGACTTCTTTGTGAAGCCGGTTGGTTTCGATGTTGAGAATCGAGCTAAGACCAAATTCCTTCTTAAGCTTAGAGAAGCCTCTGGGAAAGGAAAGTGGGATCTCGGTGTTGCGGCCGGTGAGCTCCGCGAGACGGTCCATATGGCGAAAGATCTTGCCAATGGCCTTGTCGCTTTTCCTCGTCAGTTAGCTGACAAGGTTGAGCAAGCACCGGAGTCAATCCTATCGTGGTTGATGAAGGCTGAACGTATGGGTGTTGAAAACGCCCTGCGCCACACTGCTAAGAAAGAGCGTGGAAGCTTTGAGTTCGTCACGAACGCGTGGTTGACTTACCAGCTGGGACTGAAACCCCTAGCACACGACATCTTCGACGGGACCGTCTACCTGCAGGCCGCAATGGCTGCAGACGATGGTTCTAGCTTCGGAGTTCGTGTGAAGGCGGGGGCGGAGGGTGTCTATAAGTACTCAAAACTCCTTGTGAGTGAAGGGTATAATGGGTCGCCTCTTAACCTCTACGCAGAACTAAGTCAAACTGTGAAGATTGACTATAGCTGTGTGTATAAGGTTCCAGTGCGTGCGGGCCTACGTGAGGAATTGGGGATTGATAACCCCGGTGCCCTCGCGTGGGAGTTGGTGCGTTACTCGTGGTTGGCCGACTATGCCCTTGGCGTAGGCGACTGGCTTAGGAGCATGACTGCTTCTAATAACACGACTTTCCTTGAGGGGACTATGTCCCGCAAAAGGGTGACGCAGATCGACGGGCTTCGGTCAGAACCTCCTCCTGGAGCTGTTATCATTAGGGACCCCGCTTCCAAGCGGATGTTCCTTGATGTCCAACTGTTCGAAAGAGAAGTTCTCCATCACGGTGTACTACCAGCCGTATTGCCCGGGTTGAAGCAAGCTATTGGTTTAGACCAACTTGCCAACGCCCTCAGCGTACTTAAGAACTTCGTACGCTGAAAAGTTTTACCTACTACACATCCGTGTAGTAGGAATTAACCAGGACAATTTTTATGTCTGATATCACACTCGATAGTACTGTGTACGCTGATATGGGAGTGACCAATGGTGTCCACTCCTGGACCGATCATAGCGCAGGTGTTCCGGCGGGTTTTAGTACTTTGACCCAACGGATTAACCTGACCAAAGAGCGTGTCAACTTCTTGTCGAAGTTGTACGTCCCGATGGTAGCTACGGACCCTTCAGCGTGTGCGTGTCCCGGCGAACTCTTGGAAGAATGTTACTTTGATATTAACATTCGTACGAGCAAGAAAACCGATGGTGGTACGCGCTCCTTCATCCTACAAGCAATTAGGGACTATGTTGCAACCGCCCACTTTAGTGAGTTGGTGACCAACTTTAAGCCTTGATTTCCTTGTAGCCTTTTCCTCCTTTTATAGTTGGATTGATGAAAATGAAAAGTAACAGCCAACGTTTTATACCGACGCAAGCGACGCCTAACAAAGGAACATCCTGTTCCGAGCGTCGTGTGAAATTCGCGCCTGTGCCACGGGGAAAGCTTGCCCGTTTGCACCGCGAGATGGAGAAGAGCTTCCCAGCCCTAACCAATCGCGACCTCCTGTCTGATGCTGTTTTCTCAGACTATGCCGAACGAGCCCACAAAAGTAATAATGTGGACGAGTTCAAACGCCTTTACTTCGAAGCTAACGTCCTAAAGCGCTTTCAGGGGAGTGATCCCTTGATGGCGACTCAACGACGCGACGCTGCTATCGCAAAACTTCTTGATAGCGAAGAAAGGTGTAAGTGGAGTAACGCAGCGCTGTACGACTTCTGGAATAGGGCTTGGCCTGTGGCCAACCCAAACTTCAGGGCTGTTATGGCAACTGCTCGCTACTTCATACGGCAGATCCTTGGGGACTGGTTTCCCTTGGAGGAGTTACCTGCGTCCTGTAATTTTGGACCAGGGGCAACTACGGAGTTCAGTCGCAAGACTGCGCACCTACATAAGAAATGGGCCTCATCAGCTCAGATTACACCCGCGGCGTTGCCATACCTTCACGCCTTTGAGGCGTGGGGCGGGCTCGACCTCGTCCCGGAGTACACAGCAAATGTGTGCCTATCCGGGTGGAACGAGGTGTTCACTGTTCCGAAGAACTTCGACCGCGATCGAGCGGCTTGCTTACCTGTGACCTGGAATGGTTTTTTCCAGAAGGGTCTCGGTAAAATGATTCGCAAGCGGCTCCAGCGGTTCGGCCTCCTTACGCGTGAAGCACAAGAGCAACATCGTGTGTTAGCGCGACTCGGGAGTAAACTTGGTACCTTAGCTACCCTTGATCTATCTGGGGCTAGTGACGGTATCTCGATTGCTCTCGTTCAGGCATTGCTACCTGCTTCATGGTCTAAACATATCTTCGCATTGCGCGAGGAATACGGCATGTTGCCGGATGGCACTCTTATCCTTTGGGAGAAGGTGTCGACCATGGGGAATGGCTATACGTTTGAACTCGAAACGTTGCTGTTCTACGCATTAGCTTGTGCTTGCTATGGAGAGGGTGCTTTGGTCTCACTATATGGGGATGACATTATTGTCCCCACGAAAGGCGTCGAC